CCCTATAGGTCCATTATTCCAATAAGGGTTATAGTCTCCTAAGTTTTTCATATTGATGATTGAATTTTTATTTGCCACTAGGCAAGCTCTAGTGGAATGTAATTCAGCATGAGCATGGTTTGCCCCACCATATTCGTGTAAATCAAAAGCTCCTAATTCTGTTCCCGCTGGTCCTTTTATGGAGGGAGGAGAGAAGCTAATTTCTGAATGGTCTTGAGCTAGAGCATCTACTCCCCATTGTGCTATTACCGTAGGCCCAAAGAAATTAACAGTAGAGTTTCTTAAAGCAGCAACTCCAGCTTTCATTCTTTGGTATTCAAATCCAGGGGGTCCCCAAATGAAAGTGCATCCACTTCCAGTTCCAAAGAATTCAATAGTAGAGTTATTATCAGCGCAAGCAGCCATTCCAGGTACGCTATCAAGCTCACTAGTAGTAGCCTGGACTCTAGGAATCATTTTTACATTAACAAGTCTAACATGAGAACCATCACTAGCGTAAATAGCAGGAGACTCAGAACCAGATCCAGTTCCTATAGCATAGGATCTAGAAAAACAAGAACTTAAACTAGTTTGTCCACAAAACTCATTCATAGCGGAAGTAAACGATATATTAACATCTGAACCTAATACATCTATATGCTGTGCATTGTTATTAAAATCAAATTGTTTTCTATCCGATTGAGTAAGGGCTGGATCAGGAACAGACCAGGGAATAGCACTAAATTGTCCGAATGAACCTGAGCAGGAATACTGACTCATAAAGAGATTCGATCCATTCCTTACACGGGCTCCCTTACCATTATGGTATTCAACACACATATTACCTGTATTTAGAGAGCCTGTGTCTAGCCCAAGTCCTACCCAATTATTACCATATAAATCAATTAAGCCCTGAACATGCCCAGTGGAATTATGAAATGATACTCCTAAATTACGATTTAACTCACTAATTAATGCTCCTCCTGTAGCAGTATCATAAATATTAGTTCTTCCATACCCACCATCTAAAAATGAATTCATAAAATTCATTCCAAACATATTTCTAGATGCTACCCATATACAATCTGAGCCTTTTGCTTGATAATCTCCCTCCTCCGAAGGCTCCATATATTCTTGAAGAGAACTAAAGACAATATCTGAACTATCACCTCTTATCCCGTGACCTACATGCTGAGTCCTTGGCTCACTTAACAATCCTGTTCTATCATAATTTCTATACACAAATGCTGATCTAGATAAATTAACACTAGAATTAATAAATTTCATCCCATCCACAAGACACCTTACAGCGGTACAGTTTTCTATTACAATATCATTCGAATTAGTAACCTTAATACCTGTTTTAGTTCCTTGACGTACAGGAGCAGCCTCTCCATCTACAAAGAAGTTCCTAAGATAAACTGGGCCAGCACAGTTATGAATGCTAATTAATTCGGCTGAGTTACCATAAAATGCACCAGCTACATTATCATCATCAACAATCTGATTTCTTACAATATATTGGTCCTCTTTCGTAGGACCAAACCAAGAGTTTAAACAACTTGCATCCTCTGTACGAATAGTAGGATCTATGGTTTGAGCATCAGCCCTTAATTCATAGGGAGTAACTCCAAAAGTAAACCCAGTAGCGTCTTGTGTTTGCCCAAAAACAGTATCAACAGTATCCCCGATCCCTACAGTTAGGTGGCCTTTTCTTAAAGAAAATTGCGGATATAGAACCGTGTTAATATTTCCATCTAACCTACTAGGGCTATCATCATCTTCAAAATCTCCTGCACTAAAGACTAAAGAAGAAATACTCAGAGCAGAGGTACTTACATTATCTGCAATACCTGACAATAGGGTAGCACTTAAATCTGAAGAACGATATTGCGTAGGGAAGAATACTTTATTAATACCGTTATTAGGCATAACAGTAGTATCTACAACAGTAGCAGAGGCATTATAAATTCTAGAAAAGTTTCTATTAACTAATTCTAAAGATCCCCCCTCTGAGAATTTTAAATCATGAAGTTCAATTTTACCTAAATCCCCAAAATTACAAACCTCGATCTGCACTGGGAATCTAATAACTTTTGGAAGGGCTCTAATGCAGGAACTTACATCAGGAAAAATATTAGAATCTACTTGAAACCCTTGCGTAGTAGCGTCAGCGGAAACTACAAGAGATAAGCCAGGGGTAGAGGAAGTAGGAAATCCCTGCTGTTCCCATAACAGATAAGTTCTTTCTTCTAAATCGTATAAAGGAAGATTATCCTGCTCCCAGTTGTAAAACGAACTGGTATCAAATTTAGAAACATATGGAGTCCAAGAATTATATAATTTGGAACTTCCGCTAGGTGTATAATTATCAAATCTATTGAATACCATTAGAAATTAATTGTCCATCTAAAAATTAAACTAAAATCATTAGTTTTAACTATATTACTGAAGCTTCTATAAGCCACTAATAAAGAAACATTGGGATCTGCGCTTCCTACAGGATTTTTCATAAATAATCCAACCTCATTTATACTTAAATCACCATCAGCATCCGTTAAGCTATTAGATGTTTCTTCCCCCACTATTAATGTATATCTAACAGAAGTATCATTAATTCTAGTAACTTTGTTTGCAGGAATTAATGCAAAAGGTTGATTAGCAAACGTAATCCCATTTTTAATTTGGCTAGCTTCTTCAATATATAAATTACTATTTGTTCCATACTGAGCAAGAGTTAATGGGCCAGACAAAGCAAAAGTTGAACTTACTTGGTTCATATTAGCATCTACATCTGTGGCTTGACCTGAAACCCCTATCTGAAATCTATCAAGTTGAAAATCCAAAATATTTTGAGAACCTGATCCTGTGAAAAGATAAGATAATCCTACGCCCATCCCCGATACAATAATATTACGATCATCAAAAACAACTTCTTCCTGACCATCATTAAATTGTTTAATAATGGTTAAGTGACCTGTAATACCTAATTCTTCCATAAAGTTCATCATAGGAATCTAATTCTCCAAACTATTCTTAAATCGTTGTACCCGTATATTCCCGCACTATCTGGATGGGAAACAGTATCGTCTTCTATGTAACATAAGTTTTTACTAAAAGATTTCTTAGCAAAAAGTTTATATTTCCTAGGATTATATATAGGACTGAACGAAAAAGGCGCAGTATTTCCTGCCTTCAAAGTCTTATCCACATCAATTGTCCAAAGTCCCATATTATATATACCTCCATACAGATTTGCTCCCCCTAAATCTGATCCACTAACAGTTACAATATATTGAACTTCCCCTCCCCCTGAGACAGAACTAAATCCATCATACGCTGATACAATCAAACCACTATAAGAAGGATCATACCAATTTGATCCATGAGAATCTGAATATCTCTCATCTACCCAACTAGAAGCAACCATATTAACAAAGCCAGAAGTATCCATAGAACTTACAGAATTAAATAAGCCTTCATATACCCCACTTAAAAAAGTTTTTGAGGCGGGTTCTGGTATTGATACACCTAAATTACCTAAGGAAGAAAAAATGTAATAGTTTGTTCCTTTTACTGCACTCCCATCTGGATAGCAACCTAATATAGATCCCCCTACAGAACCAATACTATCCCATCCTGAGATACTAGACAAGATAGAAGAATAATAACCTTCAGGAACCATATTTAAATTATGCCCATTCCCAGGCATTATCGCACTTAAATTATTAGGAAATGCAGAAAGATCTGAAGTTAGTTCTAATTTAGTATCAAGAGGAGTTGGGGCAGTAGGTAAATCTTTAAAAGGAATATATGAACTTATATCTAAAGTGGGATATTCTTCATAAGTAATAATTAAAGAACTTGTTGTACTATTAGTAAGAATTGCTAATGCTTTATTATTACTTTTAAAATGAGCATTTGTTTGATACGCTTTTGATCCCTTACCAAAAGAGATAGCTTGCACCATATAGTTAGAAGTGTCTAAAAGAGAAGAAGTAGAGTGCTCCATTCCAGATAGAGAAGGAGATACTGTCATTATGTCAGCTAGTAATTCAGAAGCCCCATCCACAATTAAGTTATCCCCTTTGTGGACTAGCTTGTCTCCCGAATAAATTTCTACTATACCTCTCATTTTAGTTACTAAAATCTACTACTGTAACTTGAGCATAATTAATGTTGGCTCCACCTTCATTATATGTACCTGAAGTCCAACTTGGACTTATTCTGTAATTCAATCTACTTCCTCCACTAACCTCCATAATCCCAGAAGATATAAACTGATCCCTTGATGCAAAGTTAGTAGCATATACTCCATCACCTTTTCCTATCAATCCATTATAGAACTTTAAGACAGAGAGAAGTTCATCTTTATTTAGATATAATTTATCTTCTTTTATAAATTTCTTTAAGGGATTAGCATTTGTCTTTATTCCATAACCTGTAGGAATACCAGCATTCTCTCGTTCCGTATCGTCTGTTAAACTTATATCATCAACAATCATATATGCATCAAGAGAAGTATCAGGATAAAAGAAAACTTCAACGTAATAATTAGTGGTGTCCATATTAACCTGTCCTTGAATCTTGTGAAATTCATTAGGAACAATTATAGGGTTTGCATCATAATTATTATATTGACTGTAATTTCTAGTATCAAACTTAAAAGTAAAGGTTTCAAAATCTTCTTCTCTTAAAGTAATGAATGAAGGATTTTTATCTGAGTCTATTGATTTTTCATTTAATTTATGATCAAGACACTCTATAGTATATTCGTATGTTTTTTCAGGTTCTTTAGAGGGAAATTGTCTGGAGTGAGAGAACACGTTTTTTACGTTTTCTAAACTTAGTTGATCTTCGTAATGATGAACCCAGCCGTTAGGAGTATAACTCCACATTTGATTTTCTATAGATTTTGTATGAATCCAAACTCCTATACTTCCTCCTCCTAGAGTTGTTACTTTTTCTTTTCCTGATAAGGCTTTAATCTTTAAAGTAAATTCATGATCTTTAATAAAATAATTTCTTCTATCTCCGTAAGAAGATAAATCAAATCTTAGTCTAGGCAACCCTCCTACTGATTTACATTTTATAATTGTATTTCCTATTAGGTAATTATCTCCTTGTGGTTGAGAAAAAGAATTATCTACTTTAAATATAGTAAACGAATTACCAGACGGAGATCCAGAAATATCTACAAACTCAACTCCACTTAAAATATATGGATTTCTAAATTCAGTAGGAGTAACGGTTGCTGTTTTATTTGCCCATATGCCTGACACGGGAACAACCATTTCTCCTACTGTACTAGCTCCGTAAGTTCCTGAAGGGTATCCGTTAGGTGTATTAGCTGCACCTATAGCAGAGACTGAGAATACCCCAGAACCTCCTCCTGCATTAATTAGGACGGAAGATACTAAACTAGAAGATATCAAACTTTGTCCTGCTTGAGAATTAGTGGTTACTGGCGCACCTAAAACCGTATACTGTCCTCCCCGTTTAAAATCACAATTAAATAAGCCCCTACCAAAAACTTGAGCAAATATATTTCCCCCAGTCTTATCTTTTTCTGCTAATGCCAAGGCATGTTTCTCAAAATATTTACAATAATCTTTATAAAGCTTTTGTAATCCAATTCCAAATGAAAAGTTTTGATAATCTTCAAAGGAATTTAAGATAAGCCCACTAGCAATAGCAGAATTAGCGTAACTTTGCTCCTCATTTCGCCAGTACATGCTTGAAGCGAAAGTACCATCTACAGTCTCCGCTATGATATTAGCGGCATAAGATTTGGCCTTTTGCTCCAAAAGATTGTGCATGGTAGCGTAGATCGAAGGAGTCTGTCCACGGTCTACATACTTAGGATGTGCAGAGGGTACGTCAATATTTTTAGCATCTGAGCCCAACGAACTTACTCCCCTATAAGGAAAGGTAGAACTTACAGCTATCCCAGAAAAAGATCTAAGAGAACTTACTCCTTCACACACTCCCCATACTCCTGAAGGATTTAAATAATCTATAGGGTGAAATATTCCCGCTGATGGGATATATCCCAAAGGTAATTCTCCTAAAGAACTAAACATAGAATACTCTAAAGTTGAAGCATCCCAACCATTAGGAGCATTAAATCCAGTCCTATCGTAATACCCCTCTAAAGGTAATGTAAATCTAAAGTTTTTTCTTCTAAGAGATCTTCTAGGTGTGGTAGTAATTCCTACTATCGAAGAAAGTAATGTATCTTCAATAAAATCTACATCTTCTCTTTGAAAAGTATTTAATCCTCCTCTACCTGCATTGCCACTAACACCAAAAACAGTGCCCATAGCAACCCCACTATTTTCCCATCCTACCATAGCAGGGCCAGATAAATGACCTGAAGACATAAGAGGCCCCGTAAAAAGACTAGACATAGAATCATCATGATCTAATCCTAAATACTCAAATTTAGTACTAGACAATAAATAATTATCACTAGAACTAGAATTTAAAACAGTTCTAGGTATAGCGTGCGCTGGAGTGTATTCCTTTACAATTCTTGAAGCTTCATATAGTCCATATTTTCCATCACCCTCTAAAGACTTTTTAGTAAAATCAAAATCATCTTCATCAAAATTTAAAAAGATATGAGAAGATTTACCGCTCCATAAGCCAAGCACATTTTCAGTAAATCTTGAAATATCCCTAAGAACATCCGAATAGTTAGGAGGTATTTCTACACCACTAGTTAAGATTAAAAAGGTATTTAAAGTACCAAGTGTAGAACTAGCATTTGCAGCATTCTCTAAAAGAAAATTTTCTAATCCACTAACAAAAGATTTCTTAATACTAAAACAGCCTAATTTATCTCCTAAATAATCTACCATCTCAGGAGTTATATAACAATCTTTATAATATTTCACTTCCTCAAAAGGAGGCATAGGGAAATTTTTATGTCCTCTATAATTAAAAACAAACGCATCAGAACCATAATTTCCCGTAGCAGATAAATAAATAGACTCTCCTCCTTCTTTAGGATGAGAATCTCCTGTCATATAAACTCCTACTCCAAAAGGCCCGTCAGATATAGATGCTTTAAATTGAACTCCGTATCCTGCAGCAGTTGCCTCTTTTTCTAATACTTTAAACTCATTATAAATCGCCCCAGCCTCATCAAATTTAGGATGGAAATGAAATTCTGGCTGGCTTGGAGCAAAAGGAATAGAGTAAATAGTTGTAGTATTTCCTTGTTCATTTAAATTATACAAAACTCCTATAGGATAAGGAGTTTCATCCACATAAAATGAATTAGGAAAGTGTTTATAAAGATCCAATAAGAAAAAATCTGTAACAATTTTCAAATTTTCTTCTATACTACTCATATTATAATTAATAATACCAGCGTCTATTGCCTTTCCTTGAGTCCAAGTCTTTAAATCTTTAAAATATTTACTTTCTGTAGCCAAAGAATACCAAATAAGATGAGGCAAGTAGGATTCCCAAAGCTCTTGAATTTTTCCTTTAACATCCACCGTTACATTTTCTAAAATTGTATTTAATACAACTTCTAAGACTTGTAAAGTTCCTTTTGCTTTATAAATATCAACAGCTTTTCTAAGTTGGTGTCTCCACTTAGAAGCGGAAAATCCCTGAAGTTTCCATCCAATAAGATCAGCAATATATTGAAGTTTATCATCATCAGCCTGTTCAATATCGTAGATGAGTTCTAGCTTATCTACTTCGTTCATAGTGTCCGCAATATTAAACCCTACTGCATTCAAAAATTTTCTAAAAGGACCTTTAGATACTAATGTAATTAATTTAGTTGAAGCATTTATATAATCATCAAAAGCTTCAGATACTTTAGTATCTTGTTGATCTATATATAAAGGAGAATAAATAACCTCCAACAAAGTTTCTAATGCTTCTAATTTTTGAATGCCACTAGTATACAATGCAGGTATTCCTGCGCTAGTTTCTGTCACACTGTCTAAATTACCAGAAACATATTGAGTAGGAATCAGTTCTAAAGTTTTAAATCCTGCTGGGGGGTGAGCAGCACATACTTCATAATTTCTCCAAATATAATTTTCAAAACCCTTCACTCCATCAACAGTTTCTAGTGTATCTCCTAAGTATACTCTACCTAAGGCACTAGCTACATACCCCGAAGGTTCCCAAGCCAAATCTCCTAAAGCAGACGTATTTAAAAAGTAAAACCATCCTAACGTATCCACAAGATAATTATGAACACTACTAGGCTCTATACTATTTGTTAGTGCAGATAAGGTTACAATATTATCATTTATTGTTAAATCTCCATCCTTAGCAAGTCTAATCATAGGAAGCAGAGTATTATTTACATAAGCACCAAACTCTGCACTAGTATCAAAATATATTAGACTAGTATTTAAAGGTTCTAATATTTTTTCTTCTAAAGAAAAAGGAGTTACTTTGGTTAGTTCATTTTGCTTTATGAAATATTGAGAAATACCTGATATATTATTTAATGAGGATGTTTGAGAATATGGAACGGCAGAAATAGATAATATATTAGAAATATTATCAGCAGCAACCAAATTAGTATTTATAATTTCCTCAAGAGGATCAGACCCTGTTCCACTTAAAACTATATCCTCTTCTGAATAAACTGTGGGGGTTAATATCTCTAAAAGATCAATAAAATTTCTTTTAGAATACACTCTCGGGGAAGGGTTAAACTTATTGCTCATTAATCTAACAACTCAACATTAATTGTTAGATTATTTAATTGAATTATTTCATTAAACGCAATTAATATATCTTGAGATATGTTATCTATAGAAGAAATTCTTACTTCCTCAATTTCAAAAATTTGTCTATTAACTTCGGATAGAGATAAAGACTCACCAAAATTTCTATTATCAGCATTCATATATTTTAAAATTTTATTTCTTACTTTAGCTATAATTTGTGCTTGGTTTCTTTCTTCTTCCTTATCAATGCTAATAGTTGTAACTAGATCTAATGTTCTAATAAGACCATCTGCAACTACAACCTCATCTGTAATCATCTTCTTCTCGTTTATAGCTGCAAGTAATTGAGTTTTAAAATTGGTAGTAGCTTTTTGTAGTTGTATATTAGAAGCCTTTTCTAAAACATAAATATCAATAATATTAGCTGAAGAATAAGCTTTTCTAGTAGCAGCTTGAGCTTTACCTACAGTCCCCCAAGTACTAATAAAGGTATTAGCAAATACTGTGTAATCATTTAAAGTAACTATTCTGTCTTGTCTTGCAAAAGTAAGAGGAGCCCATCTTTTAGCTTGCTCTATAGTTTCAGCATTGGATCCTCCTGTAGCAACAGAAGTATTTGTTAAATTCCCAGTAATAGCAGCCCCATATCCTGGGGGGTTAGTGGCTCCATTAATAATAACATTTAAAGAATTTGGAGATACATTTCCTCTAGTCCCTCCACCAACTCTATAAGTAATAAAATAACTTGCTGAATCTTCAGGTAAACTTCCTACAGCCCCATCTCCAAATACTATAGTTGCGGCATAAGTATCATCATAAACTAGTTCAAATATCCTATCAGAACTTCCTGATGCAAAATAAATATTATCTACTTCAGTATAAGCTCCTGATGTATTAGATGTAGAAGTAATATAAACTTGAACACTTCCTTCCACCACAGGAGATTGAGTTAATTTAATAGTTTTTAATCCTTCAGTAGCAGCAAACTCTCCTGCATCTGTAACTAAAGCTCCTTCTTGGAGGGCTAAATTACTATAAATCGTACTTCCATCTAATGGATTATCAGTTTCTGTATTATAAATAATAAGATCTCCCGTTGAATTAGCTTCATCAACTAATCCATTTACAACTTTATAGAGAGTATAAGAAACTTGTGCTTCATCCTCAGGAGAAAGGACACTAAAAACTCTATTAGAAGGTTGAAGTTTAACAGAGGGAACGTGAGCAGGCGCGGCGGCGGTGGGGCTGGTTGCTAACGTTAATCTAGCATCTGCTGCTGCTGATAATGGTCCACGCATTCTCACTCCAATTAATTTAAGTAATTTTTTTACACTAGATCTTTGCTTCGCAGTTGCAAAAAAGTTTTCATTGGCAAGCATGTCTGCCTTCATGGAAGATACAGCCCCCATATATGCTACTAACTCTAGTAACATCATACCTAAATCAGACTCCACAAAGTAAGTATACTCTAAAGGGTATACGGCTTTAATGTATTTAATTAATGATTCTTTAAGAGTAAGAAAATCTGTAGCCGCAAAATCAATTAAACTAGGTTTTTTTCTCTCTGGCACCTGGGCCAGCTTCATATAATCAGACTTTATTGTTCCTGAAAAATTCATTTAAGTATTACCTCTACATCAAATATAGTTAAATCTTCTTCAACAAGTTGAAGAATTAGTGTTATTAATAATGAGTTTCCCCCTGCGGGTCCAAAATCTCCATAAGGAACTACAGATAACTTAAGAATTTTGGCTCCTACTATATATTTAGAAAAAGAAGATAATATTTGATTTTTTATAGACTCAAACGTATCTTCATCTAGGGGTTGAAATAAATAAGGTCTTAGATTACATCCAAATCCAGGCAGCATTACCCTTTCCCCTCGTTCAGTTTTTAATAATTGTATAACAGCCGCCTTGATAGCCTCTACCCCAGAGATTTTTTGAAAAAACCCTCCTTTAGTTAACTGTTGTCCTACAGGAAAAGATAAACCATAAACATCTTTTTCATGTTTGATTATATCTTTTTCAATATGAGGAATCGGTTGGACTCCATAAAAATTAACTGTTTGATTAGCTGCCATTATGTTTTAATATTTTTAAAATATCCCTTCTGCGCTTTAAAATTTTGTCGTACTTCCACCCCAGTTAAAGGTTTAGAATAAAATTTTAAACTCCCTAAAAATCCTTTAAGTCCACTTATTTCTCCTCCTCTATCTCCACCCATGAAGTTTCCATACTGCTCCATGCCATCTGTATAACCTCCTCCTACTATCCAAGGTGTAAAAAATGTATCTAACTTAGGCCCAAGTTTAAGTGACTCAGGAGAAGTTATAGTAGTAGAGGAATATTGAAAGCTATTGTTTTTATGAGTAGTAGGCAATTGAGGGGGTGTAAATTTTGGGACTCCAAAAACGGTATCAATTCCAGAAGTTGCCATCAATTGACCATCAGCATACATAGCTACTTCATTCTTAGAAGGATCAACTGTTAAATCTACTAGTATAAATTGAGAAGATACGTCTCCAAAAGATATAGAATTTACTATAGAAGATGCATCTACTTTCATCTTATAAAAAGATTCGTAATCTTGACATGTTTCTTCTTCGTTATTTACCCACGAACAAGAAGATAAATCTCTTGATTGGGTAGGAGCCACAAAGAAACTTAATGAAGATGTTAGTGGATCATTATTACGATTATCATTACTATAGCCAGTATTTTTCTGAGTTATTCTTCTATCTCTGGTAAAGCCTAAAAGCATTCCTCGAACAAAACCGTCTCCTAAATCTGCTTTTAGATAATCTAAATCTGCTAATCCTCCAGATGCGGCGGCAGCAACAAGTCCTTTCTTTGCTCCTACATTTTCGCACCCTAAAATAACTTTAGTTAACGAAGATACAGCAGGAGTATCAAAAGCAACACCACTTGCCCATCCTGCTCCACCTAAACCAATATTAGGGACATGTACCCAAGTCTCTATAGTAAATCCACTTGGATTATAAGTTAAATTTTGATATTGAGGAGTTTCTGGTAGTCTAAGATAACTTCCTAAAGCTGAGGTCATTCCATTGGCCCTAGGTAAAGCAATCCCGTCTAATTTAGGAATAGATAATCCCGAAGCAAATACGTTTTTATTAGTCTGAGCTACTAATTTAGCATTATTATATGTATTTGTAGTTTGACAATTGGTTACTTTATACTCTGTTGAAGACGGAGCAACTACTTCTGTCTCTAAGAAATTATAAATTGAAAATAGTCCATCTGTAACTATTTGATCTGTTAAAGAAAGAACTACTCCTGAAGGGGACGCTGAAGGAGAATAAATAATACTTCCTTTTCCTACAGGAGGAACATATAAATGCTTAAAACCAATGGAAGGAGCTTTTGCAGGAGCAACCGTATAAACAGGTTTAATAGGTAATACCATTCCTGTTACCTCTCCTTCTTCAAAAACTAAAGCTTTTTGTTTTTCTAAATCTATAGTAAGATTATATTCTTCTAAAATAGAGAAATCATTAATAGGAACATTTCCTGGCGCAGGAGGCTTCGTGGTTGGAAGTCCAGCCTCATTTTTAGGGCCATAAATTATAGGAACTTTAATAAATACTTCTATTTGCTTTTTTCTTTTCGCAATTTTGAAGTTATGATTTGCTAACTCTGAGAGTATCATCTGTCTTTGGTTGACTGCCAAAGCTGAGTCTTCCCCTAAATCATCAATATACTCCTGTAACGTACTGGACAAATCGTAAACATGCTTGTCTCTTTGCTGTCTTAATACTTTTAAAAAATGATCCTCGTCATACCAATTTAACATTCCTACGCTGTCATCAATCAAATCAACATCAAATATATTATCAGTAAATTTATTTAAAGATTTGGTACTAATCATGTCCCCCTTGCCACCTAAGTTAGGATCATAATCATACTTCCACTTATCTCCCGCAGGAACAATTCCCGAAATTGCCAGAAATATAGGATCTAACCCTCCAACCTGAGAATCGTAGTATAATCCATCCGAGGTAAGAAGATACTGCCCAGTCTGACTAATAGGAGGACCAAAAACTAATCTAAATATATCTTCTTCTTCTCCTACAACAGGAATAAAGGGGAATCTTTCATAATCAGTCCCATTTAAAAATTGATCAAATTGAGGATCATCTAAAAATTTTGGTTCTAAATCAGGATTGAAAATTCTTTTAGATAAAATAGAATCAATCGTATTTAATGAAGCGTCTATCTTACCTATAAAATCAGCGGCAGTTTTTAATTTAGTTTTATCTCCATAATACGTTGTATTGAATAAATTGGTAGCCTCTTCTTGGCTTAGTGCGGCTTTCTGTTGTGCTGAATTACCGCTTTGAAAAGATTTTATTTCTGAATAATCAGCTAATACACTTTTTCCTCCACCCGAATCAGAGCCAAAAGCTTTATCTAAACAGTCCCCTACAGCATCAATCTGCCCCTTAATATCAGTATAATTTTGATATAATTGAGCAGCAAAGGACGAAGCATACTGAAGAGCCCCCAATACTCCTCCTAAATCTTTAAGTAAATTAAGACTATTGTTATCTATTTGATCCCAAGAAGCCAAAGAAGTAAATTTAAAAGTTCCTGTATTGGTATCATATTCAATGATTCCAGTATTAAGCATCAACTTTTTAAATACTTCTACAGTTACTTCATTAGCTTTAGCCTTAGCATCCTGCATTTGGTGTTTCATATCTACTAAGATATTACTAGGAAGAATATTAAGAATATCCTGTCCATAACCTAAAAGACAAGAAGGCAATCCAAAAGCCATTCCTACAGCACCCACAACTCCTGTGCCTGTTTTACCTTGAACCTTTAAAAAAGTATCTAAATCAAATGATGCCATATCTTATAATCCTAAATCACCTAGTTGGTCTGCTATAATTTCTTCTTCTGTGGGATCATTTACGGGGGACGAATAATTAGTAAGTCCTTTATTTGTATAATGACTCTCCGAATTTCCAATATTGGGATTTGCTGTTTTTGCCTTATTTGAATTCAGATAAATGTCTGGGGATGCATCAATATTAGTGTTAGCTCCAGATTTCAAATTAATTTCTCCTTGTTGACTTGAAATATTTACATCTCCTTTTGCCATTATATCAATAGGTCCTTGAGTAGCAGCTATTCCAATTCCATCTTCTCCTTCAGCTAAAATATCTACCTTCCCTGTAGAACGAATGCGAATTTTGCATGTCTCATCTCCATGTGTTTCAATCTCAATTACCTGATCATTCCCATTCTCATTTAAAGTCTCTATAAATATACGTCCCTCTGGCTTTCCACTAAAAATATTGACATCATTGTATCTACTCTGAATATTAACATTTCCACACCTCTCAGGGTATGTAGGATTTGCATTATGTCCTGTAGACTTATTTTCAATATTTAACTCTCGCCCATCAAATACTAAAAGATCCATTTGGCTTTCTCCACAAATATACTTTTGTGGACCATGAGTTTCTACCTCAAGTGCTCTTTTAGGGAGCCCATCAGACGCCTGTAATTTTGAAGTTAGTATAATCCTATCTCCATGATCATTTTGAATAAGAATGCAATCTTGTCCAGGGCTATCAATAAGTTTCACCCTTTTCCCAGCCCCAGTACTTAATTCAGTAAAATAGTTTTGTAGTGTGTGGTCAGCTTGACCAGAGTTTTTAAGTCCACACCCCCACTCATTTTTTAGAATTTGTTGTTGAGGAACCCCTGTTCTATGTATTTCGGGATCAGCCGTATTTACTTGGCCTGGCGATCTCCCAGGATCAGTACCTCCCTCAGTTGAATTAGGAGGAGGCGAATCTTTTTCAGCAGGGGTGGGTGGAGCGGTTGGATTAGTATTATCAGGAGGTTTAACTAAAGTAGACCCTAAATAAAACCAATCCCCACAAGCATCAGGTTGTGCTACTATTACTAAAGTTCCTACAGGAGGAATAGCAATCATTCCTCCCTCTCCTCCAGCATTCGCAAAAGGAGAAGTATAATTAACTACTACTTCAGCATTATTTTCTGCTGGTCCACTAAGTTTAACAAGAAATTTCCCTGCCCTTGCAGGATCTGTCCTATTAGTAATTTCAGCTAATGACATTAACATTATTCATCCTCCTCTATTATTATTTCTTTAATCCCCTCTGATGTTATTTCTTTTAATTGTAATTCTTTATCTGTTTCTGTAGGTTCTGAGGTAGTGTTAATAACATTTTTCACTAACTTAAATTGAGAGTAGGCATCTCCTGCTGATATAACATGCTTGGCTCCTACAATTTTATATAATCCTGAGAAGAAGTGGTTTAATAAAGATCTATCTTTTGCGTTTGCAAGACCAATAGGCATATCTTGAGCTAATACTAAACATAAAGAAGTTAATACACTCATATTTGATAAATGAAAAGTAGGTAGAGTTTTAATAGACATTTGCAAAGCCGACCTAGCTAATTGTTCTGTAAATTCCGCAGTTGTAGTAAGAGGATTTCCAGGCATTAACTGTTCTATTTTAATTATAGATGAGTTTTGTGTAGCTAGTTTTTCTTCATATGCTGCCGCTGCAAGTGCGAGGGCTTCTTCTGGATTAGCTACCAAATTTGATAATTGATACTTAGCAGCTACTTCACTAATTATTTGATTTTTAGCTTCATCTCCTAATCCTAAAGCTTTTTGTCTATTTATAATATATCCTATAGCATCTGTTTTTCTTTGGAATTCAAAACTTCCATACTTGCTGTCAATAGTTCCTGCTAAAATACTAGAGGCTTTTCTAGCTACTTCATGAGTATATCCTTGCTCTAAGAAAGCAAAGTATAATGCCCCAAAATCAAATTTTAAATCTAAAATATTAGGATTCTTTGTATTAAACCGGAATACGGGGATATCTGCTCCTACTAATTGCTCTTTAAATTCTTCAGGATAAGCTCCCTCAGTTACTTGGGCAAATTCATCAGGAACATAGGATATACTTCCAAATGATCCTATTAATTCTTCCTTAGGAGGATATAAAATTTTTCTTAACCCGTCATTATACGATTGATTAGATAGAATTTGTTTATCCGTACTGTGTAAGGGGATTTTTAAAAATGCTTGTTGAGCATAACTCTTACCTAGAAGATTTTGTTTTTCTTTAGCAGTAGCAACTGCTCCAGAAGTAACATAAAACTGGTTTGTATTTCCTAGAGATTCTGCTTCCTCTTCTATTAGGGACAAGTTTTGATTATATTTATCACTAATTTCATCTTCAGTAATCATAGAAACAGTATCCGCTAATTCACCTAAATTTTTAGCTTGTGCTTTTACTTTTTGTAAATTTTCTCCTGCATATAAGAAATTTTTAATTAATGCTTTATCTCCACAAACTATCACAGGTTCGTTTGGATCTAGAGCATCCTCCCCCCCAAACAAGGGGTGCTCCTTATATTGATTTTTACTCCAATAATTTATAACTTTAATATCAGTTTCATAAAAAACGCCCCACCGTACACTATACACTCCCTTAGCACTTTTATTTATTTGATTAATTATTTTCTTACATGTTTGTGTATGATTTGGCAATCCTTCCTTACTTCCTGCCGCAATAGATGCATAAAAATTTCTTAATAAAATATAACGTGCCTGATGTCTTTTCCATGAAGATAGCTTTTCGTAATACACCGCGAGGTTCTCCTCTAGCGTTGCAGCGGCATCTAACCAAGAAAGCTCCTTACTAGCTTGCATAATACTTCCAGGGATACCTATAGCCCTGGGATTAATAGTAGCATAGTCTTCTTTTAGCTGACTATCAAAAGTTAAACAAAAGTTATTTAAAATTCTTTTAATAGTATCATAAGTAAATCCAAGAGTATCATCTCGCCCATAGTACATTACTATATCATCCAAGGGGGCTATATTTAAACACCCATCTGGATGATTTAGTCTACTATCTTGTAGTGTTTGAGCTAAAGTATCTTTCTGGCCTATCCCTTCTAAAGAAGATAATTCCTCTAAAGCATATCTACAAATATAATTTAGATCAGGAAGAAGAACTATAACATTTGAATTACCTGTAGCATTCTTTATATAACTTCTTATAACATCTACAATTATAGAATGAAAATCAATTAACGTAGAGATTTTAGCTGCTGTGGAATAATCACTGCCAAACAACTCGATATAATCTGATTGGTCTGTTTTTTTAATCTTATTAAAACCTTTTGGAGTATAGAGAAATTCGGAAGAGTTGAGATCAGAATCAATACTTAATCCCTCTACATCGTCACTTGTAGTATGGTTTTTAATACCACCTGGGATATTTAATAATTGTTCAAATTGTATTTTGTTAGATCTTCCTTCAGTCTCTATGTATAAGCCTTCTAAATTTAGATTAGCTACCTCATTAAATGCTCCTCTCCTATCCCCCTGAGAAATTGGATTAGGAATAGGCACAAATGTACAATCCAATTTCTTGGCTCCCTTCATACTTATCTTAACGTCACTCATTACTAAGGTGAGAGGACCAGCCCAGGTCTTTAGATTATTTCCTATTCCATAAGCTAAATAAACTTTTCTTTTTCCATGAACTTTTTTAAATTCTTTAGTCCAGGCACTAGCAAACTCAGGGCTTATATTTTTTCTTAATTGAGTTTTTTGTTGTTCGTTTCTTGCTGCCACTCCAAAATTACTATGTTTTCCTTTTTGATCTTTAGGAGAATATCCTCCAATCATATCAATAGTTCTCGTTGTCATATACCTTGCTTCAAACTCACCTTTAGGGTCTATAAAAGATAGTTTAACAGCAACAGTATTTCCTCCAAAAGCTATCTCATGAGAAAAAGAAATGAAGTTAGGATTATTTTTAGTAGTAAAAAGAAGAATATTTTTATTATTACTAATTTCTGCTAAAAGATTTTTTGATAATCCCCCCTGAGAAAATAATTTTTCTATAGGTTCTTTTTCAAAAGCAACAATTATATTAGGAGCAGGCGTAAGCATTATTTTATTTTAGGAATAACTATTCTCTCTTTTGTTTTAAATCCTTCAAAAGGATCAGGAATGTTATTAACTAACATCAAAAGCCACCAGTTTTTAGGACTTCCATAGAAATCATTAGAAATTAAATCTGGCCTATGTTTTACTTGCTCAGGAATATACCCTACTTCATAATCATAGACAAATTTCATATTTCTAATAAGATTATCAAACACAGGAGAATTTACTATAGTATTTACGGTTACTCCTCTATGCCTTACCTTTACCACATCTAGAGAATAGGGTCCTCTTCTTTCACCTAAAGATGCCATCTAGTCCCACCCATAAATTTCATATCCTGGGTCCATACTATAGGGTGGACTAATTACTGCTTCCCAACCAGCTAAGTTATCTCTTTTGATAGGATCAGCATCTTTACCTCTCCCAAAATCTCCATAATCTCCAGCCCTGAATTCTTCAAGCTTCATAGTTATTTTCAATCTCCTAGGTAACAAGGTATCCAAATCATATCCTGCATTCTCCTCATGACTAATAGAATAGTTTTGACAAATACATGGAACATCTTGATACATAATTCCATGATTAAGCCTAATGATAGGGGGACCATAAATTGGATTATCCGTATTGTTAACTACGCTTGATCTAATAATATTAACCCAATAAATAATTATATCAATTAAGTTTAATCTTCTTATATTCCCTTCTCCTGTATACTGTGCTTGTGTTAATTGATTTGCAGCAACACCTGATTGTAAAGCACCTTTAAATGTGTGGTACTCACCGACATACTTCTTTTGGCTAATAGGAACGTGTACATTGTATCTTGTTTGTAAATACTCTAATTCTGAAGCAGTTATACCATGTAATGCCCAAGGGCTAACTAATACCTGTTTAGCTGAGTCCTGAACTTTCCCCTCTTTAAAATGTTTGGTAATAGAAGCTGACTCACTTTTATACTTTTCTATGCCTCCTTTTGAATAACTTTGTTTATGATTAAATTCACTCGACATAGTCATATATTTATCTTTAACTATATCCCTATGTTGATCCAACAAGTGAGGTAAAGTTATAAAGAAATCTAAAGAGAATTGGCGAGAGTCTGCTCCCATATAGGAATACAAATTACTAGATCTAGAAATCATAGAATATTTTTTATATCGCGCTCTCTTGTTTTCCTTAATCATAGGATTTTCAAAGAAGGGCATACTAATACGAGTATAGGTTTCCCCTTCAGTAACATTAGGGAAATAAAATATTAATTTAGCTTTCCCATCTAAATTTCTATCAACTAAATATTTATTTTCCATTTATTAATTCCTTACTCTGGTGGGGTGAATCCCGCTCCTCCACCCGCTCCATTCTCAGCAGTAAGTCCTGTGGATTCAGCTATATCACCTAAAGTAACTACCATATCTTCAAGTAAATCTCTATCTCCCTCGCCCCCAGGAACTCCTAGAATACTTTCTATACTTCTAGATAGGTCAATAATTGTAGAATCCATGAACGCTGAACTTGTAGGATCAGGAGTCTTTGCATCAATAGAAGCTAGATGTCCTTGAGAATCTTTAGCTATTCCTAAAGCTGCGGCATCAGCATCTAGTTGATCTTGGAAAGCATTATCTAACTCTGCTCCAGATAATCC